TCGTTGGCTCCGGCGCTACTATTTCTAAGGTTCTTTCGGCTTCGGCTTCGCTGAACTTCGGTTCAATCAGTGCGGCTTCTCAGGCTGATTTGACCATCACGGTGACCGGCGCTGCTGCTGGTGATGAAGTGATTATGGCGCTTCCGGCTGCTCCGGCTGCTGGCCTCGTCTTCAACGCTTTCGTCTCCGCTGCTAATACAGTCACGATCCGTGCTAGCAACATTACTGGTTCCCCGGTCGATCCCGCCGCTGCAACGTACGGTGTAATCGTACTGGCTGCTTAATAGGAGCCGCTAATGGCTATGCAAACAGATGTATTAGCTAGTGCGGTCCGGACTACCGATGGACTTCTTGCTGATCAGGCAGGAAATGCTCTCGGGCGTAATCGCGTAAAGGCTATCTACATCATCCCCGCAGCCGGTGCAGGCAGTGTGGTGTTCAAGGACGGCGGCGCTTCGGGTACGGTCAAAGCGACCGTTAATACCCTCGCTTCGTCTACGGCACCTGACTACATCCTGCTCCCCGGTGAAGGCTTGTTGTTCCAGACCAACATTTATGTTGATGTCACGGACATTGCCTCGGTGATGGTGTTTTATGCCTAAGTCACCCGCTTGGCAGCGTAAGGAAGGTAAGAACCCTAAAGGTGGTTTAAACGCCGCTGGCAGGGCTTCCTACAACCGCGCAAACCCCGGTAAGCCGGGACTTAAGGCCCCGCAGCCCCAAGGCGGTCCTCGTAAGAAATCTTTTTGTGCCCGGATGACCGGGATGAAGAAGAAACTGACGAGCGCCAAGACTGCGAATGACCCTAATTCCCGTATTAACAAAAGTCTTCGCGCATGGAACTGCTGAAGATGAAGCAAGAGAGTCAAGAAATCGTTAAGACCGTTGGCGATGCCGTTTCGGTCTTTACCGTAGTAGGGACGTTGATAGATATGCTCCCGTCAGTTGCAGCACTAATCACAATTGTGTGGACGAGCATCCGCATCTACGAAACCGATACGGTGAAGGACATTATTTCCCGGTGGAAAAACCGTGCCAAGTAAGTCCGGTAAGCAGCATCGTCTGATGGCCTTGGTCGCTAATGATCCGAAAGCAGCCAAGCGGCTCGGCGTTCCACAGAAAGTGGGCAAAGAGTTCATGAAGGCTGACAAGGGTCGCAAATTCAAAGGTAAATCTAAATGAGAAAGTTAATGGCTGGGCTTCGCGGCAAAGTAGCCGAAAGTATGGCGAAAAAGGGTATGCAGCCGGACATGGCTGACCGTGCTGGCCGTGCGCTTTTCCGTCGTGATGCTGATCGTATGGGTGGCGGTATGCGTATGCAGCCTACCCCGGTTCCTGTTAACCGTCCGGTTCCGGACGAACTTGTGTACAAAAAAGGAGGCTCCGTGAAAGAGTCAAAAGCAATGGCGAAGAAAGAGATTGCCTTTATGAAGAAGAAAGGCGCTCCGAAATCCATGATTAAGCATGAGAAAGCTGAGTACGGCATGAAGAAAGGCGGCTCGGTTGGCTCGTTCCGCAAGGGCGCTGATGGCGTTGCCAGCAAGGGCAAGACCAAGGGCAAGATGGTCAAGATGAATAAGGGCGGGTACTGCTAATGAGCAGCGGACCGAAAACCCGAGGGTCGTACGGCCCTACCAGTCCTCGTGGTCAGGCAGCTACTCAGAAGCAGCGCGATGCTATGCAGGCCGTTAAAGGTCAGGACATGGCGAAGAAAATGCGCGAAGCCTACGAGAACTTCCAGAAGAGTCCCGAAGCCGACACTATTGGCATGAAGAAGGGCGGCTCGGTTAGTTCCGCTTCGAAGCGTGCTGATGGCTGCGCTGTTCGCGGTAAAACCAAGGGTAAGTTTGTCTAATGATGGCCTCTCGCGGCATGGGTATCGTTGCCCCCAGTAAAGTTCCTAGGGCCAAGCGCCGTGGGGACTCTAAGCCTGTTGAAGGCACTGGGGAGCCGATCCGCACCTTTAAGAAGGGCGGGGAGTCAAAGGTCAATCAGGCCGGGAACTACACCAAGCCGGGAATGCGTAAGAAGTTGTTTGAGTCCATCAAGGCTCGGGCAGTGCAAGGTACAGGGGCAGGTCAGTGGAGCGCAAGAAAAAGCCAGTTATTAGCAAAAGAATATAAGCGGCGGGGCGGTGGATACCGTGACTAGCCTTTGACAATACGGCTAATTACGGAATGTGATGTACCAAATAGTTTTGCAACGTATCTCAAACTATAGCCTTGATCTAGTAAGGCTTGGAACTCTTTTTTCTTTACGTCGTAAATACGACGCTTTGCGCTTGCAATTCGCTGAGCATCCCAGTTGTGGCGATCTCCGCCCGCTATTGCGTTTTGCTGCACGGCTACCCAACGCAAGTTTGAAACATGGTTATTCGTACGGTTTCCGTCTATATGATCAACTTGCGGAAAATCGTTGGGGTTTGGCAAAAAGGCTTGGGCTACTAAACGGTGAACATATCTCTGTTTACCACGACCTAAAGCAACTCGTAGGTACCCGGTTGTGTGCAACCAAGCGGCTAATGGTGATATTTTCTCAATACGCTTGCGGTGTGTTAAATTTCGTTGCGGAATATCTGACCAGTTTGAACGGACTACGCCATAATTACTTACTGAATATCGCCCGTCTGTGTCGGGGATTAGGATCCAAATTTCCTGCATTTTGTGTTCCATAGGTGGACTATGTCATGGCGCTACGAAAAAGTCAACAGTCACTCAAGGCTTGGGGGGATCAGCGTTGGCGTACAAAGTCTGGTAAACGATCTTCTGACACGGGTGAAAGATATCTACCGGAAGCTGCTATCAAAGCTCTTTCCCCCGCCGAGTACGCCCGAACCACCGCCGCCAAGCGTCGAGGCAAAGCCCAAGGCAAACAGTTCGTACAGCAACCCAAAGGCATTGCTGCTAAAACGCGCTCGTACCGCCAAAAAGGTAAGTAAGAGGAAGAAGTAATGGTCGATAAGACTAGCGCCACTACAGACTTTAACCTCGACCTTAACACGATCATCGAAGAGGCTTTCGAGCGTTGCGGTGCTGAACTCCGAACGGGCTATGACTTCCGTACGGCTAAGCGCAGTCTTGCCCTGCTCCTGATGGACTGGGCGAACCGGGGTATCAACCTCTGGACGCTAGAAGAGGGTTCGCAGGTTCTGACTTATAACCAAGGTACGTACGACCTGCCGGTAGATACGGTGGACCTGCTGGACCACGTGATTCGCACTGGGTCGGGTACGAACCAACAAGACATCAATATCACGCGCATTTCGTCGAGCACCTACCTGTCGATTCCGAACAAGAATGCGACGGGGCGACCGATTCAGATCTGGATCAACCGGCGTACGGGAGCGACGAGTGCTGCGGATGTGGTGCAGTACCCTCAATTTACGGTTTGGCCTAAGCCTGACAACACGACGACTTGGACGATTGTCTATACTCGTTTGCGGAGGATGTTGGACCCCGGTACAGGCGTGAATGGACAGGATGTTCCGTTCCGATTTCTGCCCTGTATGGTTGCAGGCTTGGCCTATATGTTGTCGCTCAAGATCCCCGGTGCCGCAGAGCGTACTGCTCTGTTGAAGGCGGAGTACAACGAGGCTTGGGACTTGGCGGCTGGCGAAGACCGCGAAAAGGCGGCGGTTCGGTTTGTTCCGAGAGAGTCGTTCTTAGGCGGGTACTGAGATGCCTAATCGCTTTGCGAGTGGCAAACATGCGATTGCGGAGTGCGACCGGTGTGGATTCCGGTTCAAGCTTCGGCAGTTGAAGTCTTTGGTTATCAAGACCAAGAACGTCAATATCTTGGTTTGTCCGGAGTGTTGGGAGCCCGATCAACCGCAATTGTCGCTGGGTCTGTACCCGGTTGATGATCCGCAGGCTTTGCGAAACCCAAGGCCGGATCTTAGTTACTACGAAGAGGGCAATGATGGGGCCGGTGGTAGTAGAATGATTCAATGGGGTTGGGCACCTGTTGGTGGTGCTAGGGCCGACGATGCGGGACTTACCCCGAACGATTTAGTAGCCCAATGCTTAGTGGGCAATGTAACGGTCGCACTGACCTAGGAGATTGAAATGAGCGTTAAAGACATGCTGAAGGCGCATATGAAAAAGGGTAAGGGTGCTCACCCTGATCCGGCTGTTAAGAACATGCGTGCTGGTGGCAAGACCAACAGTGACATGAAGAAGTACGGGCGCAACATGGCGAAGGTCATGAATCAGCGTAGCCCGATGCGTAAGAACAGTGGCCCGAGGTAAGTCACATGAAGGACGTAGGCAAGATTAAGTCGAACACCGATTCAACCGGTGAGAACGGCTATCCTGAAAAGGATGTGAACAAGGGCGTTACCCACATGGATATGCGCGGTGCTGGCGCTGCCACGAAGGGTAAGAAGTTCGTGTCACAAATTAATCTCAAGAACAACGGCAAGGTCCGCGCTGGCTGGAGTTAATAGTCGATGAACTACGCGACTCTTACAACGTTGATACAGCAGTACTGCGAATCCACGGAAACGTCATTCGTAGCGAACATTCCTACGTTCGTACAACTTGCAGAAGAGCGCGTATATAACTCGGTTCAGATCCCGGCGATTCGTAAGAACGCGACTGGTGTAATGACCGCAGCCAACAAATATATGTCGTTGCCTTCCGACTGGCTTTCGACGTTTTCAATGGCTGTAATTGATCCGGTCACAGGCGAGTATGAATACCTGCTTAATAAAGACGTAAACTTCATTCGAGCTTCATATCCGCTACCAACTACTTTGGGTAAGCCTAAGTATTACGCAATTTTTGACAACAATACGATGTTGTTGGGGCCTACTCCAGACACAGGATATACGACAGAACTACATTATTATTACTACCCCGCATCTATTGTGACTGCTG